TACCATCTGCAACTAATATTTTAGCAGATGTATTATCTGGCATTTTAAGTAATGTACCTACATTTAAAGCACCATTAACATAATTAGATATAGTGTTTGCAAAATTACCCATCAAAGAATGCGATGAACATTGATAGTATAAAACATTTGGTGTGTTAACATCAACTGCTATTTGAGTGTATGCACCAGATGATCCTGGTGTACCATTAGTGGTTACTCCTGTTGTGTAAGCCGTAGATTTATCTGCTTCTAAATAAAATAGTAAGGGGTGACCGCTGTTTGTAGAATCTGATTGATCAAATCTGTAGTAATATTTATAAGACGCATCTGCACCTGAAAATGTAATTGCTGGTGATTCTAATCCATCAAAAAAATATGCACTAGAAGATCCTTGACCTGAGTATGGATGAGCTGTTGTTTTAGTACCAACTTTAACTGTAATTATTTTAGGAGCTGATGAAGAACCATATTCTTCAGGATTTGGTAAACTTATTTTTGCACCTGGTACTGTACAGAATACTTCTGTATTACCTGCAAAGTTTACAAGAGCATCACTATTAGAACTAGAAATAACATTAGTTCTAGCGAGTGTACTTGCTCCTCCGTTTAAAGTTCCAAAACCTACTTCAAAATTATTTGTACCGGTTTGAAAAATACAGTAGTAAGTAGTATTACTCCCACCGATACCTGCAGCAAAAGTTTCAAAACCTGTTACCGCACCACCAAGTGTAAGTGTACCTGTCCCAGTAGTCGAACTAGTTTCTTTAACCCTATCGTTTAATTTAAACGCCATTTAATTTTCTCCTTATGCCATGCTTATGATAGCATTAGCAGGTGTACTTGGATCGGGGAATGAAATTGTAAACGTACCATTAGTAGCAGTTTTATTTCCTCCAAAATCCAATACCACACATAATTTGTCTCCGTTGGTATCATTATAAATAGCTGCAAACGCTGCTGTAAATGTAGCAGAGTTAATTACTGAATCAGCAAAGTCAACAGATGCAACTGCAGTACTTGAAGCTACTGCTTGTGAAGCTAAAACTTTTCCTGCTGTTGTATATCCAGTGTTTGAAGCACTTACTTCTTGTGAAGTAAGATATACTGTGCTTGAAGTACTGTATGGATTTCCTGTGTATAAAGCTATTTTAAATGAGTTTCCTCCATTAGCGAAATTATGTGTTCCCGAAAAGAGTTCTCCTCTAAATGCGAACGGTATTATATTTGCCATATTATTTTCTCCTTATTTATTTTTTGATGGATTTTTAGATTCTAATACGGTTCTAATAACTCCATCACCATATTCATCTCTGCGTCTACGACCTTGTTGTTCAATCGCATACGACATCAATGCTTTTTCGTAAGCTTGATTATAGTATTGTATCATATCCTGAGGACCTTTCAAGTACCCATATGAGTTAACTAGAGAAGCGTATAAAAGAACATCTTGATATTTGTTGGATAAGTAAGTTCCATTAGTAGCTGCTGGAGCAGCTGTTGGTTCTGTTGTGTTTGTAATACTAATAGGTTCTTTGTTATAAGCTAATGTAATTGTATAGGCTTTATCAGGCGTAGGGGCAACTACCCAGAATTCAGCATCCCAGTTTCCGTAATACCTAGGAATATCTACTGAAGAAGTTCCTGGAGTAGTATAAAATTCTGACATAAAACTAGTATCTCTTTGTTCTAAATAAAACTGATTTCCATTAGAATCTGTTAATTGAACATATCTTATAAATCTTAAATCTTGAGGAATAGTTACGTATCTATTTCCAATAACTAATTGAGAAGTTGCAAAAAATCTTTCTTCATCAGAATCTACTTCTCTGTAAATTTTATTTTCTGCATTTTGAATAATTCTAGAAAGAACAGAATCAGTTAAGACTTGTGGTGTTCTATTACTATCATTGTCTACTTCTGTATAGTTTCTAATATCTGTTTGTAAGTTTTCTAAAGTATATGCCATTATCCGTTTATTACCTCAAGTGTTACTGGACCCGCTGAACAATTTGCTCCACCACCTTTTACACCACTTGTTGATGCAGTGCTAGTGCTTTGAAAATAAAAATAATTTATAGGATTAGTTAAAACATCACTAGTTGTATTTCCAGTAACTGTTCCATTAGAATCTATCTTACCTAATGCAATTGTAAAACCACTTGCTGAATCTATATCTGTTACTCCAACAATAGTATTAATAGGAGCAAATGATTGTAAATTTAAAGCGTCAGCCGGATCAGTTCCACCAGGTCCTTCTGAAACTACTTGTGCAGGACCTCTTAATCTAACTGTACTTCCAGCTTTTCTTTGATGATCAAATGAAAAAACATTTACATAAGTGTTACCACTATAATTAATAACTTCAAAAGGATTATTGTTTAATAAAATTAAACTAGTTTTAGAAGCAGGTTGTGGTCTTGGGTTATATAAAGCTTGTGGGTCTGATCCGACAGGTTTAGGATCTAGTTGTGGTTGTTTTGCTTCAAACTCTGAAATATGAACTAATGAACCATTCCATTCTCTAACCATTTCAGAATATTTAAATTGCATTCCTGATCTATCAGAAATTGCTAAAGCATATTTACCTCTTGCGTAACCAGCCATTATACACCATCCCCATAAAATGTTTGTGGTGATATGAAACTAGATGTACCTTGGTTGTCTGCATCAAGTGCTCTTAACATTTCACTTTCATATCTTCGTTCTAATTCTCCAGACATTTCTGGTGAAACTTTTTGACTTAAATAATATGCAAGTCCTGAAATCATGCATGGATAAAATCTATTTACTATATCTGATGTGTTATTATAACCACCTACGTCTTGAATTTTTGACATGTAGTAAAAACAAAATTGAAAATTACTTGGAGTAGTTGTACTTGATACACTTGAACTTGGTGTAGCATATAAAAAAACACTAGGGTTTACATTTCTATCAACATAATATTGAGAAGGTGTTCCTTTTGTTAATTTATTTGGTGTTTGTGAATAAGCTGATCTATCTATTTTAGTAAGTGCAACGTCTACTGGTGCAGATGTGTCTGAATTATTTCTATAATAAGCTTCTAATACTTCATTAATATCATTTGGAAAATTTTGTGAATCACTTGCATAACTATATTCTGCTTGTCCCAATACTAAAGGTATTTTTGCAAGTTTAATTTTCCACAAATGAACACCTCTATTAGCCCATTCTTGAAATAAAATATTTAAAGATCTTCTTGCACTTCTTAATTGATAACCTGTTCTAGTACCTAAAACTCCTGTTCTTTCATAGGCCTCTTCTATTATATCATCCATTTGTGGATCAAAAGAAGTAGTTCCAGAAGTAGGAGATGTGGTTTGTGCACTATTACCCATACCAGCTAAAGCTGTAGAATAATAAAATAATACAGGAGCGCCAACAGTTCTTACAGGAGCAACTATAATTGTAACTTTAGCTCCGGCTTGTCCTGCTGTTCCTGTTACTGTTACACCTGTTGTATAATTTGCACCACCTGTTGTATTAGTTCCATCTTTTGTTGATGAAAAAAGAAAAGGGTTATTAGCATTAGATGTATCTGATTGATCAAATATGTAAGTATTTCCTTCTTTTAAAAAAAGTACAGGACTTACTTCACCATTAATAAAAAATTTATTAGCAGTGCCAAAGGCATTAGTGCCACTTGCGACAGTGACTGTAAAAGTAATAGTCGCCATTGTAAAACTACGCTCCGGTTATTGTTACAGTAACGCTTCCGTCTGTTCCAGTAGTTTGAGTAAGTGTAGCACAAATTCCATCTTTAAAAAGAATTCCAGAACCTGGTACGTATACTGCTAAACCTTCTGTATCATATTTAAAAGTTGCCATTAAGTTACCAGCACCCGCACCACCTGTAGTAGCCGAGTCATGTAAAGTTATAACAGAACCTGCTTCACCTCTACCTTGAATAGAAGTAATTCTAGCTCTGCCTGCTCTTAATAATGATATTGCACCTGTATCTTTTTGTAAGGTTGTTTGGTCGCTTGAAAATGATCCGCCGCCTGACATATGTTTTCTCCTTTAAATTTTAGTGTGGGCCGAAGCCCACACTTAATTAATTATTATGCTATTGTTGCACCTTGAGTTGAACTTGCAACCCAACCAACAGTACTGTTCCAAACTAAAGTAGCTGACTCTCCTACTGCATCGAAAGTAATTGTTGTTCCATTTGCAAAAGTAACTGGAGTTAAAGTTCCATCTCCACCATCAACGATCATGTTAATGATTTTAACTTGTCCTGAAGTTGT